AGGTCAGCAGTTTACAGATGAAATACAAGTACTATCAGCAATGGAACAATTTGATACCAGTATTAAGGAGATACTAGATGAAGAATCCAGGTGATATAGATACAATTACAAATGAATTAACTGCTATTTTACTTAAGAAACAACAAGATTATGGCCCATTAAATATAGCCCACGCTCCAGGCGGGGCTATGAATGGACTACGAGTTAGGATGCACGACAAGTTAGCAAGACTAAATAACCTAGTAGATAAAGGAAACACGCCGAACTATGAGAGTATAGAAGATACCCTTATAGACCTGGCTAACTACGCTATAATCGGACTATTGGTACAAAGAGGGCAATGGGAAGGCGCTGATTAAACAGTGAATGAGGCGTGGGTACAAGAGTATGAGTTGCTTGTATCCTCCCTTGCCTCCGAATACTTCAGAAAATATCCTATGCTTGAGCCTGCGGATATCAGGCAAACATTATGGATGTGGTTTGTTACCCATCCAATTAAATATACAGAGTGGTCTAAGTTACCAGCCAAAGATAAAGAAAAACTAATTGCTAAATCATTGCGTAATGCAGCAATAACTTATTGTGAAAAAGAAAAATCTGCCAAGGTTGGCTATGAACTAGCCGACCTTTATTACTATGACGCCTCAGTTATTGAGGCGTTCTTGCCATCTATTATTGCAGGTAGTTATGAACTGCCTAGTAAAATCAAAGACCTTAACTTTAAGTTTGGTAAAGGTGAAGTTACAGACGGAAACAATTGGCTAGTCTTACGGTCAGATATAGAAAAAGCATTCAATCAATTGGCAGAGGCAAAGCAAAATATTTTAAGGCTGCGGTTTACAATGGAAAACTGCGAGTGGAATGACCTAGCAAAGGAATTAAATACTTCTGCAGATGGTGCAAGAAAACGAGTTGAACGTGCAATTAATTCTTTAACCAGAATACTAGGCGGTTGGAGAACATACACAGATACAGATACAGTTGAAACTAAAACTGAGGATGATGATGACCGAACAGAATCCTAAAGAAATAAAAGATTTATTTAAAAAAGATTATACTAAGGCTATGGATTTACGAGGCCATCCCATTGGGGATATATGTGTATGTGGTTCAGAATTATTTACTGCTATAGTAGCCTTTGAAATGGGAGAGATTTGCTTTTACTTCCTAGATGGTGAGTGCGTAGACTGTGGTTCACTAGTCACTTTACCTACACCAATAGACGACCACGGAATGGATTGTGACTAATGCCTTTCTATGATTTTGAATGCAAGATATGTATGGTAGTAGTAGAAACAAATGATTCTGCTGCACCATTTTGTGCCTCTTGCGGAAACTTAATGGTTCGTATATGGTCCTCCACACCAGTGCACTTCAAAGGAAGTGGCTTCTACTCAACAGGAGGATAATGAGATTTAGTCAAACACCAGCGTGTGCTGGTATTGATGTAGAAATATTTTTTACTGAAGAACGAGGTAACTTTCAGAATCTTGACTATGTTAAAAAAATGTGCAAGACTTGTCCAGTACGAATCGAATGCTTTGATTATGCAATCGACAACCTAGTTCACGGATTGTGGGCAGGAACTACTATGGAAGAAAGGAATAGATACAGAAGTAAACACGGAATAATTGGTAAGACAGTTGTTCCAGCCTCTGTATTTAATGATGTCTACTATAGTCAACCTGAGTAAAGATGAAGTAAGAGTTTGTACTCTACTAGCAGTAGAACGCTGGCTTACTAAGTTTGGTTCTAAAGATAAACCTAACTATGCACAAGGTAAGTTAGATGGCAAGTTAGAGCCAGAAATAAATGCAAACATACGGGCTAATGTATGTGAATGGGCAGTAGCAAAACAATATAATCTAGGATGGAATACACCTTGGTATCCAAATGCATTGCATACTAAACGGTATCCAATATCTGATGTAGGAAATAACATAGAGGTTAGGTCTATTAGAACTCAAACTAGTATTCCTTTTTGGGGTAAAGATAGGGGTAGAATTATTATTGGAACTAAATGTTTAGACACAGAATATTATTCTGAGATAGAAATTTTTGGCTACATAAAGCCAGAACAGTTTACTAAAGAAGAATACTATGATAGTTATATAAATGGATGGCGTGTACCTATAACAGAATTTAGGGAGTATGATGTCAAAACTATCTGACTTTGATTTAGACTTGTCAGTTGGGCACGAAGGCGAGTCCCTCGTTAATCAACTACTAACTAGTGGTAAAACCATTGAGGTTAAGACAGACCTTAAATGGAAGAACACTGGTAACTTATATATAGAAACTGTATGCTGGTCTCACAATAATAGTGAGTGGTATCCATCTGGTATCTCTACAACTAAGGCTGAGTACTGGGCATTTGTATTAGAAGGAACTGTATTAATAGTTCCATTAGAACATTTACGGCGTGCTCTTACTTTGTATGGACATCCTATTACCTGTAATATAGAGCCTAATCCTAGCAAAGGCTATTTAATTCAACCAGAAAAAATTCTTCTGGTAGTTAAAGGGTTATCTAAGCAGAGGGGAACTGCTTAGAAAACAAAAAAGACCCCCCGTTTCTAGTATAACTACTAGTCGGGGGGTTCTTCTTGTCTATAAAGGGCGTTTAAAGCCCAATTAAGGGCATCTAATTAGAGCCTAGACCGTATTCCTTTTCGGTCTTGTCAGCCCATTTAGCAGCAGGAGCAGCCAAAGCACCGATTAGAATTGCATACTCAGGGGCTAGGTCAGCAGCAAGTGCTAATCCCATAGTTACTGCTGATGCAATCACTGCACGTACATAAGATTTAAAAGCAGCCTTTGTCTTAGGGTCTTTTAACTTAGCAATTAAGTCTTTCATATCCATCCTTTAAGGGCGTGCAACGCCCATTACTAGGGAGTAGGCACGCTTCCTTAGAAACACACCATCTCCATTTGACTGACTACCTTTATCACCACTAGAGGTATTACCCTCATAGACTGTAAGGTATTTCTTTCCATCGTTACTAGCACATATACCAACGTGGTCAGCCTGTGCATCGTTATCGAATTGGAAGAAAACTATATCTCCTGGTTGTGCTTTGCCAACGGGAACTATCTTACCTTTTTTAGTAAACCACTTTAATCCTAAATCACAAGAAGCAAATCCTTTTTTACTTTGTGCTGCAATACTAGATACTAGTCCTACTTTATCAAAGCACCAAGATACAAAGGTAGCACACCAAGGTTGGTTGTTAGCACCATACCATTTGCCATACATTGTATTATTATTAGGACCTTCTTTATATCCTAATTGAGATTTTGCTATATCAACTACATTCATATTGACCACCATCCATTAAAGCCAGCATTAGGATTATCTTGTAGCCACTTCTCTCTTAATTCATTTTGCTTAGGCCAGCATATGTCGTGGCTTTCACAGCCACAACCTTGACAATCATTGCCTACTTCTTTCTTATCCATACTTGCCATCCCTTACGTATTACTTCAATATCATTCTTATGTTTTGCTAGCCACGCATCTATTGCTGGCTTAGGGTTCTTATCAAATCCATCTGGGTGATTCCATTCGTAATCATCAAATGCCATAATACCACCAGACTTAAGCAAGTCCCAAGATAAGTCTGCATCTAAAGTAACTGATTCTGGTAGATGGTCGCCATCAATATAGATAAAGTCAAAGCCACCTTCACGGTGTTCCTTTAACCAGTCACCACTAAATGCTTTGAATGATTGAACTCTTTTGCCATACGGCTTTATCTGTTCTTGATAAGCCTCTTGTATATCTGCCCAGTCATACACTGACTCGTGGGGCAGATTGCCACACCAAGGGTCTACATCTACAAGTAATGATGATGGGTCTGTAAGAATATTCTTTAGTAGCCAAGCAGATGCATTGCCAGTAAAGACACCTATCTGCAGAAACTTAAGATTCTTTTTACCTTTGAACTCTGCTAATCCTACTTCAAAGTCATTGACTGTATTATTATCGTAGAACCATTTAGGAAATTCGTCCGCCTTCATATACCTATTTCTTTAGTGATTGTATGATTAACTCTGTTAAGAACTCTACTTTATCGTCTAATTGATTGACCTTATCTTTTAAACTTGAGCCTCCATTGGGGCGAAGTTCAGATAGATAATGTTTAACCAAGTGCCTTATTACAATTGACAATGTACCAAGCAAGGTGGTTACGGCTACTGCAAACGTAGCCCAATCAATAGGTGTCATAGTATTATACCGTTCTAATGGTTATCTCAATTACGCCGCCGAATCCATCAAACCTTTTGTCGGGTGGAGTCATACGGGTAAATGAGACTTGCTCAATAACTACTTGACGACTTTCGCCAGTAGTAAGGTCTTGCCAGGTAACAACATCGCCATTCTCTTCAACTCCTTCTAGTAGTTGTAGTCGTGCTAGTGCCTTACCTTCATAACCAGATACTACATTGTATCTATCTGTTTCAATATCAAAACAATAAACAGGAAACTGCATAGTTCTTTGACGTGGTGTAGCAATAGTAGCCTTTGCTTGATAGCCTTTAAAGATAGGACCTTGGCTAGTAGTTGTAGTATCACGATTAAGAATAAACTTATAGGCTACATACTCTTGTGCTGTATCTGGTTGGGATGTACCAACCTCAACTGCAGTTACTCCTGTTTCATAAGTAATATGGTCATACTCAACACCATCTTTATCTACAGTTTCAAGTGTTAATGAACCATAATCAAAGTCACCACGAGCAAGCAAACGTTTAAAGTTTTTAGGCTCAAGAGTTCCGTATCTAATATTACCTGTAGTTAGGTAACCAGATGAGATAAGAACTGATGGGTCTTCACGGTATACGTGGCCATTAGCAGATGAAGCATAGGCAGTAGTAAATGCAACTTGATTAGTAGTTCCAAAGAATGAACAGGAAGTTGTTGCGTGCCCAGTAGTACCTGGATAATACAAATCATTTGCATAAGCAAAACGTAAAGATTCTATTTCATTACCAAGGTCAATGCGAAT